GATGAAGTATCTTATTATAGATAATGGCGGCACAGCATATTGCACGGCATGCGAAGAAAAGCTGTATCCCGGTGAGTATGACAGCTCAGTTAAACATAGGCAGACTACTTTCTGTACAAGCTGTGACGAAACTGTCACTGCGATATACAATTATCACAATTTTCACGGCTCGGTTGTTGAGTGCAAATCAAATGTCGGAGTGTTTCTGTCAGACGACAAGACCGATAATCTGTACATACGGTTTTATACGGTTACGCTGCTTTTTAACGCTCGTGAAATTATGCCGCATATTGCAATCAATGAGGTTCAGCGGTATTTATTCACGGCAAATCAAGCGTTCCGTTATGGTCCTAAATACGCATGGAAGAGTAAAAACGGTTACTACGCAAAGGTAGTGACAGGCTGGGGGCTACGAGCGGAATTTAGCGAGCCTGTATTTCCCAATTATAGCAGTTACAGCTTCGTTAATTTTCCTGCATTAAAAGGAACAGCTTGTGCTCATTCGGCAATAAGCGAGAACTTCGGAAGCATATCATATCTGAAATTCTGGCAGGCACACAAAAATGTTGAGGCACTAATTAAGTGTGGCTTATATAGCAGTGTTAAGTACAACGAAGACATGATCGACTGGGCCGAAACCGAACCGCACAAAATGCTCGGCGTAACAAAAGATGTTATGCGGGCAATCCGCAAAGGGCAAATCGGGTACAGAGACTATCTTAGAATAAAAGAAGAATTTCCTAAGATTACCAACCTCGACCGTCTTATAGAAACAAATAAACATATAGGATATTCATTTGGTATACTCGACAGCCTCAAGAGAAAACTCAAGACCGACAAATACGAAATTGCGAAGTACATTTTAAAGCAGAATGTAAATATCAACGATTATTCGGATTATGTCCGTATAATGCAGAGCTTCAACGCCGATTTCAGCGACAGACAGATATGCTTTCCGAAAAATCTTAAAGCGGCTCACGATCGTGCAGAAGCTATGCGGCAGGCACGAGAGCTTGAAGAAAAAGCAAAGAAAAACGCTAAGCTGGCCGAACAGCTGAACACTTTGAAGATCAAGCGAAAGATACTTGAATTTTCGATTGGTGATTACTTTATCCGCCAGCCCGTCAGCACAGACGAAATAGTTGCCGAAGGTCAGAAGCTAAGCCACTGTGTCGGCGGCTACGCCGAAAGGCACGCAACCGGCAAGCTGACAATTATGTTTCTCCGCCGAAAATCTGCACCGGACGAGCCGTACTACACGATGGAGGTATCAAACGACTATAAAATAGTCCAGTGCAGAGGTTATAAAAACAACTGGGTTACAAACGGCGGACAGGAAAAACCACAGGAAATAATCAATGTCGAAAAGATGTATCAGCAGTACCTTGACAGTATTGCGGCGAAAAAATCAAAAACAAAATCAAGGAGGAAAACAGCATGACCAAACAGCTTACACTGTATCAGCAGGCTCAGGCGGTGCATCAGGATCTGATGATTCAGGAACAGGTTGTAGCTCAGTCTTTAACGCAGATTGCCATAGACCTTAAGGAAATCAGAGATAGGCGGCTTTATGCAGAACTCGGATATTCCGATTTTGCCGAATACTGCGAAAACGCCACAAAGACGGGAAAAAGACAGGCTTATAATCTCATATCACTTGTTGAACAGTACAAGATAGATGATCTTTCCAGACTTGCGTATCTCGGCAGTACCAAACTAATAGCTCTTAAATCTCTCGGCAAAGAGGAACGTGAGGAGCTTATAGAGAGCGGCAAAGCTGAAGAACTGTCAGTGAGAGAGCTTAAGGAAAAGATAAAGGAGCTTACCGATAAAAACGAACAATTACGCTTTGAGTTTACATCAGTAACTGACAGTGACAAGGATAAAGACAGCAGAATCAATTCGTTACAAGCACGGCTTGACAATACAGGAAATGCTATGCGGCGAACCGCAGAAGAAAATGAAAAGCTGAAGTTACAGATAGCTGAACTTGAAAAGCGTCCTGTCGAAGTGGCAGTTGCCGAACCGTCGGTCGAGGATATTGCAAAAATAAGAGCAGAAGCCGAAGCTGCCGCAAGAGCGGAATACGATAAAAAGCTTGCTGATGAAAAGAAAAAAGTGCAATCGATTGCACACGAAGAAGCAAGTGGTAACGGTAAAGAAATCTTCAAGATTCATCTGAAAAATATACAGCGTGAATTCAATGAAGCGTTAGAGCTTGTAAGCAATGCGTCAGAAAATGAACGCAGCAGTTATATAAAGGCTTTCCGTGCCGCTCTGAATGCGTGCGGGGATTTGATTGCTAAGTTATAAGGAGGAAAACCAAATGTCAGTAAAAATCAGCTCACTTGAAATTGAAAATGTCAAGCGAGTAAAAGCGGTACAGTTAACGCCTGCCGAGAACGGTCTTATGATAATCGGCGGGAAGAACAACCAGGGGAAGACATCAGTGCTTGACGCTATTGCATGGGCACTTGGCGGTGACAGGCTGAAACCGTCACAGGCTGTGCGGGAAGGCTCTGTGATTCCGCCCCACATGGAAGTTACGCTCAGCAACGGTATAAAGGTAGTCAGGAGCGGCAATAACAGTACGCTCAAGGTTATTGATCCGGACGGCAACAAGGGCGGTCAGCAGCTGCTCAACGAATTCGTAGAACAGTTTGCACTTGATCTTCCTAAGTTTCTCGACCGGTCGAGCAAGGAAAAGGCGGATACTCTCCTCAGAATAATCGGTGTAGGCGATAAGCTGTACGAACTTGAAACCGAAGAACAGAAGCTGTACAATCAGCGTCACACTATCGGTCAGATAGCGGATCAGAAGAAGAAATACGCTAAGGAAATGACGGTATTCGCAGATGCTCCGAAAGAGTTTGTGTCAGCAACCGAGCTTATCAGACAGCAGCAGGATATTCTTGCAAGAAACGGCGAAAATCAGCGTAAAAGACAGCTCAGAGAGCAGTACGACAGAGAACTTGAGTTGGCTCGGAAGGCATACGAAGAAGCACAGGCAAGACTTGAAACGGCAACGGCAAACGCAGAAACCGCACATCGTGACGCTGAAGACCTTGCAGACGAGAGCACGGCAGAGCTTGAACAGAGTATAGCAGACATTGAGCAGATAAACGCAAAGGTCCGTGCAAATCTTGACCGTGAAAAAGCTGAACTTGACGCTGAAGCGTATAAAACTCAGTATATACAGCTTACCGAAGAAATACAGTCTGTCAGAAAAGCTAAAACAGATCTTCTTGACGGTGCAGACTTACCGCTTGAGGGCTTGTCGGTAGATAACGGCGAGCTTACATACAACGGTTTTAAATGGGATAATATGTCCGGTTCGGAACAGCTCAAGGTTGCGACCGCAATTGTCCGCAAGCTTAATCCTAATTGCGGATTTGTGCTTATAGACAAGCTGGAACAGATGGATACCGATACGCTGAACGACTTTGGCAGATGGCTTGAAAGCGAGGGCTTACAGGCAATCGCCACAAGAGTTAGCACGGGTGACGAGTGCAGTATCATAATCGAGGACGGCTATTCAAAGCCGGTTGAAAAGAAAGAAACTACAACATGGAAGGCAGGTACATTTTGATGAGTACAACAATGAACATCACTAAAGGCAGAATCGAAACCGCCAAGAAGGTGGTTATATACGGCCCTGAGGGAATAGGCAAGTCAACGTTTGCATCGCAGTTTCCCAATCCGTTATTCATCGACACCGAGGGTAGTACAAAGGAAATGGACGTTGCCCGTTTTGATAAACCGACATCGTGGGAGCTGCTTAAGAGCCAGATTGAGTATGTCAAGCTCAATAAGCCTTGTACCACGCTTATAATTGATACGATAGACTGGGCGGAACAGCTTTGCATCAAGTCTATCTGCGATAAGTACGACAAAAAGGGTATCGAGGATTTCGGTTACGGCAACGGCTATGTATACGAAAAGGAAGAGTTCGGCAGGTTCCTTAATCTGCTTGAAGATGTTATCGAAGCCGGAGTTAACGTTGTACTTACAGCTCACGCTATCCTCAGAAAGTTTGAACAGCCCGATGAACTCGGAAGTTATGACCGCTGGGAGCTGAAGCTCGGCAAGAAGACAACCAATCTTATATCTCCTCTTGTTAAAGAATGGGCTGATATGGTGCTTTTCGCAAACTACAAGACTATTTCGGTAGCGGTTGACAAGGACGGCAAAAAGCATAAGGCACAGGGCGGCAGACGCATAATGTACACGTCACATCATCCCTGCTGGGACGCAAAGAATCGTTACGGTTTGCCGGAAGAAATTCCGATGGAGTACGGGCAGATAAAGCACATTATCGAAAGAAATGTTGCCGCACAGCCTGCCGCTACCGTTCAGACTGCACCTGTTCAAGTGGCAGCTGCAGAAAACGCAACAATCGCCACGAATGATAATGTAACGTCGGCTCCTGCTCCGGCAATAACACAGGAAAGCTCAGGCATACCCAAAGCTCTTGCGGACCTTATGACAGCAAACAGCATAACGGAAGAGCAGATAAGAGCGGCAGTAGCAAGCAAGGGATATTTCCCTGCCGATATGCCGATAAAGGACTATCCCAAGGAATTTATCGAGGGCGTGCTTATCGGGGCATGGGAGCAGGTAAAAGCAATGATAACGGAAATGCTTATGACAGACTATGAGAACGAGGCTTACCCGTTCTGATAAACGAAA